GACCGCTCCTCGGGAGTCGAAGACCAGAACGCATCCGAGGCTACGATTCCGTCTTGACGAAACCGAAGAAGGTCTGTGTCGACGACCATCTCCAGTTCAGTTCGAGGGTCCGGGTTCATCTTTCAGGGGGAGGCCCGGCACCAGTCGGCTGGTAACGGAGTCCGCGACAGCAGAAACCAGCTCGGGGTCCACCTTCGCGTCCTGCGTTGACCCGGCAAGGCTGACCTTCGCGTCCCCGAGGGGGCTATTGGTCCGAGCGTAGGTGAAGTCCTTGATGGCTGACGCAGCCGCAACGGCTGCCTGCTTCATAGCGACGCGGGCGTAGAAGTTTGTCTCGTTCATCACCGGCCTGCCCTTCTTGTCCAGTATGGCGTGGCCGTCCGCATCGAGCGCAGCCGTGCTGCTGAACGTCTTCACAGTGCTGTGTCCCCCATTCATGGCGCAGCCGGTGGCGAGGCAGGCGACGAGGGCGAATAGGTATCCGGTCTTTTTCATAATCCTGCGAATGATCCACTGAAGGTTTCTTCCATACCAAGCAACTGGCTTTCAGACAGTTCGTGCTCGAATACGACATCGTCACGATACTGGTTCGGGACTGTCTTGACAAGGGCAATCGCGGACAGGACAGCGTCCGCACGGTCAGGAGAAGTGAGACCTCGCGCTCGCATCTGCTCCTTCGGTTCGAGTGCCAGCTTACCGAGTGGGGTAAGCACCGACCGGCGGGTGGTCACCTGCTGCATGAGCACCTCGTCTTTCGGCAGGATGAACTCTTTCTTCTCGACGGCTCGGGATGCGGTAAACCAAAGCTCTGACCCCAAGTTACGATAGTGGTCTGGCTGCGTGGGGCGCATGTTGTTGAGCACCCGGCGGACTGGGATGCCCCCGGTCGTCAGCATGTCATTGATCGGATGCCCCAGTCCGCCGTCGTCTGCGAAGACGTTGTCGAACGGGACGTCGTGTTCAGATAGCGTAATTGCTGCTCGGTTGGCAGCTGCCATCGTATTCTTGTCTCGCCAGCAGATCGGCTCAAGAGCCCGGTTGCCGTCGACTATGGCAATCACGTTCTCGTCACCGCCAGCTGCCCAGTCGATGAACGCGAGCTTCCTACCCACTTCAGGTTTCGGGGGGTGGTCGAGGCATTCGGTCCAACGTGTCGGACTGCAAACGAACGTGGTCGTCCCAGAGTCGTCGAACTCTGAGAAGATCATGGAACGAATCAGCGGGTGGTCTTTCCCCCACTTCTCGATCTGGGTTGCGATCCACTCGTCAGACAGGTGTGGGCAGTCGTAGCTGGTGACCGTGTGCTGTGAGTAGAACTTGCGGCGGGTAGAGAACGCAGCCGGGAACTCTCCCTCGCTGCCACCGCAGGAGGACATCATCAAAACACGGTTCGGTTGGCAACGCTCCACGGCTGCGAAGATTTCATCGGGGATCGACTTGGCTTCGTCGAGGATCATCAGGAGGTTCTCGTTGTGGAAGCCCTCGAAGGCACCGGGGTTGTCTGTCGAGAACCCGATTGCCTTGCTGCCGTTCGGAGCAATGAGGTCCGTTGTGTTGATCTTCCACCCGACCCCAAGGTTCTTCTCAAAGTTCTTGAGGTTGCCCCAGAGTTGCTCCTTCACCTGCCGGTAGACGCCAGCGGTGGTTACAACCTGAGACTTGTGGAACGTCGCGGCGTGCCAGAGCACCAGTGCCGTGGCAATACCTTGAGTCTTGCCCGACCCGTTAGCTGCCCGCAGCGCCACCGGAGTCTTGCCGGTGGCTACGTCCCACATGACAGCATCTTGCCACGGGTAGGGGGTGAGTCCGAGGACATGCCGGGAGAACCAGTTGGGGGTTCCCTTGACAATGGAAGGATCGAAGTTTGGGGTCTTTGGGGTCTTCATGGGTTTCGCTGACTGACAACGAAGGACTGACAAACCGACTGCTCCAGAATGCGAATGGCGGTTTCGGAGAGACCGAGATCGTAAACGCTGTTGGCGACCTCGACTACCTCATGCACCAACGTCCTTAGCTGCTGGCTCTGCGGGTATGCGCTGTTGAGCCATATCTCAGGCTCTGGGGCGTCGAAGGCGCACCCGAACACATCCAGCTTTGTTAGGTCTGCGGACAGCACTTGGACCGTGTGGGAGCCAACGGCGACTGTCCCTCGGTCTTGCTGCTGCGGCTGCTTAGCTAGGTTTTCCCTTGTGAGTTTCAAATTCCCTTTTGTTTTTTGCTCGGTATGTAAACCCACTATACAAGGGGCTCCGGGACGGACCCCCCTCCCCGGCCCCCTGTGGCGCCCGAGTCGCGCAGGACAGGTCGTCGACAGCAGGGGAGTGCCGCTGCGGGTTCTGAAACCGTGGAGCGTGATGCGTCACGCTGCGCTGCGCGGCGCGTTGCCTGATTTTGGCACTGCGCCGCCTGTCTGGACAACGTCCACGACGCTGCGCTGGAACAGTTTCCAACTGTCAGACAGCTCGGCGCAGACAGCCGCTGAAACCTCGAAACGATGCGTTGTTTCCAGCTTCACATCGGCCTTGACGCCCCAAACGTCAGGGTATCGCCGCTCGAGCTTCCATGCGTTTCGCTGCCATTGGCCTGCGTTGGCCTCGCCAAGCATCGCCAGCTCGGTTGCCATGTGCTTGCGCTCGGCCTTTTGGAGATCGAGGGCGAATGCCGGGTTTTCTTCCACCCAACGGAGCAGGACAGTTAGCTGGCAGGTGCCAGAGCAGGCGGCGCGGGGCGGGAGTCCTTTCGACACATACTTGAGGATTTCAGCGGCGGCGGCCGGGTCGAATGGGCGGGGCGGGGCACCAGCGGTCGGCTGTGGGGCGTGGATCGCAGCCTCGACTGCGGCGTTGGACGTCGATCTGGGTCTGGGTGGGCGCGTCGCGAGGGACCGGGTCTTCGTCTTCGTCTTCGTCGTCTTCGCCTTCGCCTTCGCCTTCGTCTTCGTCTTCGTCTGCGTCTGCGTCTTGGTGGTGGGCATCTGTCATGATGCTATGCCGCCGGGCGGCGGCGTCGAGACAGATCACGGGAGGACACCGCAGTCGGCCGGGCACATCGCCGGACACTTGCAAACGGTTGTTGACAGTCTGAGGCAATCCGAGGCAATATGGTGTTTCGGTCGTCGAGCCGAGTAAGTCGAAAACATCGAAAACATCAAAAAACAGTATGAAAACGAACCAAAAACTGATCGAAACACTAGACGCAATGGAGTCCGTTTGCGGCCCGCGAGGCCGCGCAGACTTTGCGGGCGACGCCAGCAGAAAACTGGTCCGGGCGTGGCTGATGGCGCGGGGCTGGGAACATGCTCGCGCAAACTCCGTCCTCATGCCCGCCCTGCATGAGATCGTCAATGACCTGACCGACACCCTGCTGGACGCCGGGACAGGCGCGGCGGCTCCGGCTCCGGCTCCGGCTCCGGCTCCGGCTCCGGCTCCGGCTCCGGCTCCGGCCACGACCGGCATGGGCGTCATGGACGCCGCCATCGATGCCATGATCGACGCCCGGCTGGCCGGGCACACTGCGGGCCTCGACGTCGACGCCGTGACCGACGTCGTCAACGACGTCTTCGACTCACGCAAGGCAGCGGTGGATCTGACGCCGGTGGGCGCCCTGATCGACGCCAAGCTGGCCGAGGTCAAGCCACTGCTCGACGCCGTCGCGAACGACGTCAAGCTGAACGGGTCGAAGCGCGTGCCGATCATTAAGTCGGTCGCCGGGGGCAACGAGATCATGGAGGAACTGGCGCCCTATTACCGCCCCGGAATTGACTGCGGTGTCAATGTGCTGCTGACGTCGCCGCCGTCGTTCGGAAAATCACACACCGCCCGCATTCTGGGCGCGTCCTACGACCTGTTTCTGGAGCACGGCTGCTCCGGCGACATGGACGAGATCAGCACGCAGCTGGGCGGGCCGGTGCCGGATGGCAGCGGCGGCTTCTTGATCGTCGACGGTGTGCTGGCACAGGCTGTCCGCGCTGCCTCCGAGGGCAAGACGGTCATGCTCCTGCTCGACGAGGTACTGCGGCTGCCGGAGGTCGTGCAGGAGTGGCTCCTGACGTTCCTCACGGCTGTGAAGACCAGCGCGGGCCGGGTGTATCGCCTGCGGACTCGCAAGGTCAAGGGCGGCGTTCTGGAGGTCATTGAGTGCAGGGCCGAGAACCTGCACATCCTCGCGGCAACCAACCTCGGAATGACTCTGCCGCCAGAGGCGTTCTGGTCGCGCTTTGAGACCGTCCGCATCGAGTGGACAGAACAGCTGGCGCGGGCCGTTGGTCAGTCCATCCTGAACGACGCCGGGATCGTGCCGACCAGCGGCGACCCGGTGCTG